CGAATTCGTGTTCCCTCCTGAGTGTGCTCTTGTCAATAATGACGGGTTGCTCCCGCTCTATGGTATAGAAGAGAAAGATAGTCCACTTGCGGATGTCGAGCGTATGTTTACAGCTCGTTTGAAGGACATTGATGAGCACATGCCGAGACTCACGAAGAGAAACGATGACCTGCTCAAGGAAATGTACATCGCAGAGGGCGCGAGAACACAAACGGCGATTTACTTAAACGACATCCGGCAGGCTCGGCGCGGTGGGAAGATCCTCAACCAACCGCCTATCGCAAATGAAACGGTTCCCGAAGGAGTCAAGAGATGAAAATTAAGTTAGTTCGGGATCACACTCTTGGAACAAAGGGTCAGGTCGTGGATGTAGAGTATCAGTACGGCGCTCGGTTACTGAACAACGGGATGGCGGTCTCTCCGTCTACTGTAGAGCGCGATCCGCCCCCATCCGTGATAATTGGGCCAGGTGTTGAGGTTCTTGGAAAGCCACCGAAAGAGACACCGAAAGAGTTGTTTTTCGGCAAGCGACGGAAGGGATAATCCATGGGAGTAGCAGTCACCACTTTTGCGCCTACCTTGACGTTGACGACCATCGCAAAGGTCAAGGCTGAGCTTGGTATCACTGTTTCAACCTACGATTCTCTCTTGACGGAGCTTTTGCGGCAGGCGTCCGCGACAGTGGAGACGTACTGTCAGAGGATCTTCGCTCGTCAGACCTATACGGAGACGGTGGGGAGTTTCGGTGGGGTTTTTCATGACTTGTACCATGCTCCGGTAGTCTCTTTGACCTCTACGACGTTCCGTGGAGATACTCTGACCGACGTTTCGGTTGTGGATGTAGAGAGGGGGCGTCTTTATCGTGAGGCTGGGTTCGATTGGACTACGGTTAGGTACGCGGGGCTCTCGGCGGCGGGTGGATGGCTCGCTCAAGGTATTCCAATCCCGAATCAAGAGGTTATGGATTACGTTTTCGTATACAAAGCTGGGTTCTTGCTACCAACTTTGAATCTTGTTTCGGTTGGTACCATCTCGGCTGATGCCACGGACGATAGTTTCAACGATTCTGCGAGCGGGTTTCCGAGTGCGGGGCTCATCGCGGGGGACATCATAGAGACGAGCGGGTTTTCGAATGCCGCGAACAACGCACGATTTGTTGTGACTGGTACTCCTACGACCGCGAAAATCTTGATTACTGGGGCGCTGACTACGGAAACGGCGGCGGCGGGACGCACAGTGATGATCTCGAATCTCCCGTACGATGTAGAGAAAGCCGTGATTGAGACTGTGAAGAGTTTCTACGCGCAGCGGGCTGTTGACTCCTCTGTCACGAGCAAATCAGCCGGGCCGATCAGTATTTCGCGCGGGGGTGGTGCGGCACTTACGGAGCCGCTCGGGATTTCTCCGGCGGCGGTGGGTCTTCTACGTCCGTGGATTCGGAGACGTAGATGATAAACAATTTCTTTTCAAATCCTCTAAAGGAGGGGATCACAAATGGCTAATGCACTTTACAACACTTACAAGGAAGGCATCCTTGGAAACACTGCTTTTGACATGGACACTGACGTCATCAAGGCTAGCCTGATCGACGGTGCGGACTATACGTACTCGGCGGCTCACGATGAGTACAGTGGTGGAGCGAGGGATGTTCCTCTTGCGGCGATAGTCGCAGAATCAGCGGGGTTGGGTTCGCCCACTGTCGTGAATGGCGTCTTTGATACTGCTGATTTTACTTGGACCGCAGTATCAGGCGATGTTTCAGAAGCGATTATTCTGTGGGATGATACTCTTACGAATGATCGTCTCGTTGCATTCTATGACACCGGCATGACTGGCATGCCCGTGACCCCCAACGGCGGAGACATCAACGTCACAGTCCACAGCTCTGGGTGGTTCGCGCTGTGAGTCTCGAAGTTTGTCGCGGCTGCAACGAGGCTGCTCCCACTCACCCGATGGTGGGGATCACACGGGAAGGCCCCACCTGGGTGGCTATACCCGTGTGCGATGCCTGTTGGAGGGACCCTGCCCATCGCAAGACTCTACTGAAAGCTCATTTCTTCCCTCGCGCGCAAGCTGTTATGGCGACTGCCGCAGCTGGTTCGAGCAATCTCGGAGGCGGATGAACCCAAATACTTCACACCAGTTCTGGTCCCATTGGACGTTCACGATTTGGGAAATGGGTATGCGCGTTCCTCGTGCGACTGTAGAATACAACCTCGCCAAGTGGGTGCGCATGGGCTTCGGCTCGGTGGGTGAAATGCACATCTCGCGGACAGCACAAGGTTGGCGTGCAGACTTGCACGTCGAGGGCACACCCGCTAACGAACCGTCCTACGTGGAGCACGTTCGACAGCAATTTGACCGCTTCGTTGCTATGGGCTGGGGACTCGCAGCTTGGGGCCATGTTGACGCGCGGGTGCTCGCGGGCGCGCAAGAGCGCGGCCCTGCGGCACAGTGGGTGTCCATACCCACGATAGGGATGTAAAATGACATTCCCAACCGTAGCAGGCTTCGGCGGCTCGAACAGCGGCGCGAACGTCACGACGACGACCGTCGATCTGGAGGCGCTGGCTGGGGTGGCCTCGGTTGGGGATCTACTACTAGTTATTCTTGGGATAGATGGGACTGAAGGTGGTGGTTGGCCGTCTGGATGGACATCGATTTACTCAGCCGGGACTACGCAGTCGCTAACAGCCCGATATCACATTGTGGAATCTGGTGATCCAACCAGCATTGATGTCACGCACGGTAGCCAAGGTAGCAGCCATCAAGTTTATAGGATCCAAAACGGGACATTCAATGTGCTGCTGGCAGAAGAGCATGGTTTAGCGGCTAACGGCGGTCCAGATACTGCACCTAACCCTCCATCCATCAATCCAATTTGGCCTAGTAGTTGGGATGTACTCTGGATAGCAATTTCCGTTAACGATGATGGCACCACTGATGCTACCGTAGCGCCCACAAATTACACCGACTTGCGAAGTGATCGCTGGAATAACGCGGATGGCGTTTGCCTGGCGACGGCACGGCGGCTATTGGCTGCCGACTCTGAAGACCCAGGCGCATTCACTATTGGCGCTAGCGAGACCTGGATCACTGGAACGATTGCGATTGCGCCAGCGACTGGTTTTCCTCAAGCCATACTCAGCGGCGGCAACAGCGGCGGCAATACTACCTCACAGGATATTGATGTCGCGCTTTTCGTCGATACGCCGGTAGCTGGCGATCTCGTCATCATCGGGTACTGCAAGGATGGTACTGGCGCTGTCACGTGGCCAGCAACCCCAGCATTTACGCAGATGCCGAACTTCCCGATCACCGCCGATGCGGGAAGCGCGCAAGCAGTCCTCGATTGTAGATATCGCATCTGGCAAGCTGGGGATTCAACGACTGTAACGATCACACATGCGAGCGAGTCAACTGCGTGGGAGGTAGTCCGGATTGCGAAAGATTCATTCGACTCTGCTACAGCACCAGCGGCGGCAACTACAGCTCCAGGCGCGAGCACGAACCCGAATCCGCCGAACCTCGATCCCGCCGGGTGGGCGACAGAGAAGACGCTCTGGCTAGCGCTCGCCGGGAATGATGGCAACGCTGCGATCACCGCTGGCCCCTCGGGATATTTCTACTTCCGCAATGATCGCGTAGCCGCCGCCACCGGCGCAGGGATCGCAGTCGCATGGCTGGAGAGCGAAGCGGCGTCCGAGAATCCTGGCGTCTTCACGATGAATTCGGAGCAGTGGGCAGCAGGGACGATAGCGATCCGTCCTGCGTCGACGCTGGCTGTCTCTGGGGCGAACATTGCTTCCGCGCTAGTGTTGAATGTACCTACGGTTCGATACAAGGTTACTGGTGCGAACATCTCCGCCGGTACCGGGGTCAATGCACCTACTGTGTCGCAACCGGGCGGAGACCAAGAGGTGACCGCTGGAACAATTTCTGCTTCTTCTGTGGTGAACGCCTTATCTGCGGCTTATCGAGTTGCGGTGGCCAGCTTGGCGGCTGTTACAACTCTGTTTGCAGTTGCCTTAAGTCCCGTCATTGTGGGTGCGAGCATCTCAGGCACTGTCGTCAACGCGCCAACGATCCAATATGCAGTCACGGGTTCGAACATCTCCGCCGGCACCGTAGTCAACGCGCCAACGGTCCGGTACGTGGTCACGGGTTCGAACATTTCCGGCACTGTCGTCAACGCGCCTACGGTGGCCCCTGGATCTGTTACGGTGCAGGGGGTACATCTAGCTTCAACGCTGTCTTTGAATGCTCCCACGGTAGCCTACAAGGTAGACGGCGCGCACAGAGCTTCGACGCTGTCTTTGAATGCTCCCACGGTAGCCTACAAGGTAGACGGCGCGCACAGAGCTTCGACGCTGTCTCTATTCTCTCCTACTGTCACAACTGGAGCAGTAACGATCAGTGGAGCGCACCGATCTTCCACCGTGGCTTTATTCGCGCCTACGGTATCTCAAGGTGCTCAGGCTGTCACTGGAGCGCATATCTCGTCGGGGGTAGTTCTGAATGCTCCCACGGTAGTCTACAAAGTAGATGGCGTTCACAGAGCTTCGACGCTGTCTCTATTCTCTCCTACTGTCACAACTGGAGCAGTAACGATCAGTGGAGCGCACATTTCTGGAACCGTGCTCTTTGCGCCGGAGTTATTCTTAGCTTGGAATATAGATGCGGGTCCTTCAAAAACTATTAGCATAATCGCACCATCAAAAACGATTACCGTAATCACACTATCCAAAACTACTACCACAATAACACCCTCTTTAGGGAGCTAAAATGAGTACATTCTATTTGAAAACAGGGGATACGCGGCCAGCGCTAGAGGTGACTCTAGCGGATCCTTCCGGGTCTCCGCCGAATTTGACGGGAGCTGCAGTGAAGTTGCGGATAAAGATCGACAATACGAATCGAGTGGTAACTCGAACCATGACTATCATGGGGGCCCCTACCGCCGGGGTTGTATCCTATGTCTGGCTGGGTACGGATTGGACTTCGAGCGATGCTCTAATTGCCGGGAATCATTCAATGGAATACGAAGTCACGATTGGAACCGGTGTGACAACATATCCAAATTATGGATATGACACTCTTATCATAACTAAAGAATTAGCCTAACATGATGGATACCGCTCTTCTTGAACTCTTCCCGGATACGATTACCATCGAGCCGTTCTCGTCGATGTCGTCTTCACAGGCTGTCACGTACGGGACGGCGGTTACGTACCAGGCGCAAGTTACTTCGGAGTGGAGTAAATCGATCAGCGGGTCTGGTAGGGAACTCTCCGCGAGCGTGCGAGTGATTATCCCGGATCGGGTTCTAATTGACCCCCGTGACCGAGTGACTCTCCCCTCTGGATGGGTTCCGAATCAACCTCCGATTCTTTCAGTCCGTCCTGTCGGCGGGGTTGTTGGGATGGCGATGGACAGTACGGAGATAACATTGTGAGTTTGATAACAGGATTCAAGAAACTAGTATCTGGCAAGATCCCGCGCTATAGCCGTAATTCTCCGGCGGCGATGATTAACCAGCGGAATGTCCCGCCCGTTCTTGGTACGGCGGATTTTCTTCTTTCTTATGAAAGCAACCCCGGTGTTCGAGCTATGGCGGGGAAGGTGGCTCAGGGTATTGGCGATACAAAGTGGAAGTTTATCCGCACAGATACAGATCAAGAGATCGATAAAACTCATCTCATGCCACGGACTCTTCGTCGGCCGAACAATTTGATGAGTGGCAACGGTTTGATCCGGGTAACGCAACTCTGTTTGGATCTCACGGGGGATGCGTTCTGGTTTCTAGAGCGTAATGGTCTCGGGGCTCCGGTTGCGTACTGGCCGATTCCGACGCATTGGGTCGCGGAT